TTTCTTCATTTGTTAGCCCAACCCATTCTTTAGGTTGATCGTACAAAAACACTCCCGCAGAACCATCAGTTACTTCTCGCCAAATGCCATCGGTGAACTTGGCAAACTTACCCACAGGCTCTTGCTCTGGTTGTGCCAATGCTTCCAATGCGTCTGCCGCTTCAAGTAAAAGCTCATGGTCGGCGCTAGTTCCATCACCCAAGCGCAAGCGTTCAATTAAATCATTCATGTGTTCTTTTCCTTGAGTTTGGCTTCAATGGCTTTGCCAAGTTGGACAATGTAGTGGTTTGTGTCACAAACAATTGGCTCATCAATAAGTTTTGTAACTGTTGACATATTCACATCAAGTATTTCCTCATCCGTCAGCCCTACCCATGTGCGCTGTGGTGTAGGTTTTACATTCTCACGTTCACACCCAGACTTTTTGCAAAAGCCACCGCAACTACTACATTGATTTATCATTTTTGTCCCCTTGTGTTCTTATCTTTTAATTTCTAATGTCCACCTAATTTTGTCTGCTTTGCTTTGTAATGCGTTTCTTTGCCGTTTTTCGCTAGACCATTCCTGAAACTTGCTAACTGTGTCTAATTTCCAATTTGCAGCTTTATAAATAGTACCTGCGTGTACTTCTGTATCTTGGTAAGAAACTAGCTTTGTAACATCAGGAAAGCGTTTTTTAATATCTTTTACCATTTTAGAAATCATCCATGTAGCCGTAAATTTAGGGGCATCAGGGGCAACAGCAAGCCTTCTTAATTCAAGCCAAACTTGGTCTTTAGCCATGCGGTTACCAGCTACAGGGTCAGTCCACATTGCAACAGCAAAACAATGGTCTTGGTACTCTGCCCCATAAAACACTTTGTGGGCGTTTCTAACCATGTTTGAATGGCTTGTTACAGGCAAACGGCTATGCCACTCCATGTTTTTATCCATAGCGTAATTTACCCCCACTTCCCGTAAATTCATTATTGTTGGGGATAAAGGGGTTGTTCTTTCTTGCAAAAACAAATCAATCATAATTGTTCATCTAATGTTCTTATCCTTTTCGAAATGTTGTTTAATCAAATCGTAAAGTTTAGCAATTCGTTCGTTCATTTGATTTCATTTCCTAGTAGGGTGAGAAAGTCTGACCATTTCATAATAGCCAGGCTTTCTCTCCTGTCAGCACGGCACACCACAATAGGTGTCTGTCCTTCTTTGCAAGCAGCTTGAGCTTGGTCTACCCAGTCATAAACAGCAATACCAGCACGCCGCTTACACTCGATAACATACCTACCCAAAACAATATCTGCGCCGCCTTCCCGTGTCTGATTGAGGTTTCGAGCACAGTCCACACCGAGAGAGTGCGCTGTGCTTTACCCATTAGAACGGTACGTCTGAATCGTAAGGCTTGGAGACTTCTTTAGGATAAGTCTGTTGGTTCTTATCCTTCCAAGAATCATCCTCGATCTTGAGTAGGACGTATTCCTGGGCGTTCTTAGTCATTTTCTTGAACAGAGCAAACTTGAGTTTCTGTCCTTGATAGTTCATCTCACCTTTCCAGTCAGGTTGATTCTCACTGGTCTTTTTGTTTGGCCACATAAATGATGTGCCATCTGCTACTTCAAAGTCTGCCATGTTGTTTCTCCTGTATTAAGTGATACCTAGCATAAGTCTTATTACCTTTAGTCACGGGTTCTGTATGAATAATGTGACCAAATTCTCTCAAGTCATTGATTCTTGCTGCCAAGCGTGTCGTACCTACCTTGTCTAACGCTTCCAACTGAGTCAATGGCCCTC